GTTACCACTTTTATCAATTATTGAACCAGTACCTTGTTGAATTGTCCAGGTTGGATCGTTTGTGTAATCACCATCCTCAAAATCATCTACCAATAAAACTTGCTGTTCTAACTCCAGTCCCTCTTCCCCCGCCACCACGCCGTCCAGTTCGCCTTCTTCAAAGTCCTCGCCGGATTCGGTAAGTGCCACATCTTCTCCAGAAATAAATTCCACATTATCAAACGTCCCGGCATCAAAATCCTCTTCCGTTTCATCCTTGTGTTCTATGTCTTCTCCCACTTTTGCCAGGCTAATAGTGCCATCAGGATTTACAACAATATTGTCCTTCTCCCCGGTGTCCCATTCTTCTTCAGTATCTATTTTAAGTTCAACGTCCTCAGGATCTTCTTCGTTTACCACAGAGTTGGGCTTTTTCGTGATGCTGGCCGATCCCGCTATAGTCCCCTGCTCGAACTCGTCCTGGTTCTCGAAAATGTCCATTATATGAGGGTTATCTTCATAAAGTTTTGTCCCTGCGCTAATAAGCAGCCTGGAAGTGCCATCCGATTTATAATAAGTTCCTATGCCAGTCACAGGTTCGTTGCCGATCTGCTCCGAATACCTGTCCCTGCTCCCCATCCTGGGGAAAAGTGTTCCTTTCTCGTCCAGGGAAGCATTTTCCAAAAGAGGGCTTTCATTGTCTTTCAGCAAAACAGGGTTTACGGCATTATTCATTCCGCCGCTCCAGTCAAATAAGCGCTCGTATTGGATCTCACCGATTCTTGGAGTTTTTTTAGATCTGGCCATAAACCGTCCCTCCTTACCAGTTCGGCAGCTGCTGGAAGGGTTCCTGATAATTCTGCGTTTCTGTTACCAGCCATCTCCTGCTCTGCTTGACATAATCCTCTTCCCACAACTGCATTCGTGGATCGTTATCCTCCGCATAGGCCCTGAAGACGGCAAAGGAAACCAGGGCGTCTTCCGAAAACCTAAAGAAAGGCGTATCGTTGTCTGTCATATCCGGAGGTCTCTGGTAGTAAACAATATAAATAACTTTATCCGTCACAGGTATAGGGCGAATTTCTATCCTGTCGTTCTGCAAATAGTAATACCGCGGGTCTCCCGTTGTTGTGTCGTCCAGGGGAATCATCGACGTGCCGGGCTTAATCTCCCTTTTGTAAGGCGCATCTAACCAGTACAAACCTTTCATCATCAGGAAATCTTCGGGAAAACCAAAGCTCCCTGTCCCTGCAAGTAAAGTCTCCCCCTCTGTTTTAGTCCGCTCGGCCAGAATAGCAAGGCTTTCCTGCCCTCTGTTCAGATAACCTTTAATTTGTTCGTCTGTCCACCGTGCCGGCACAGGCTCTTTTAAAATATCCCTAACTCTTGTTACCATTTGCAGCAATGTTTCTGGCATAGGCTTCAACCTCCATCATCAGCAGATCAACAACCCTCTCTACCGGCTGTGCGGAGAGAGGGAAATCGTCACTAAACTCTACGGGAATACAGCTGTTTTCAATCTCCTTCTGCCCTTCTTCAGAACGGTAATAATTGAGAAGCTCCTGCCTGATCGCGGCAAAAACCTTCTTCCCTTTATTCTGGATCCCATGTTTCCTGGTTATCCGGAAGAGTTCTGCCCGGTTCATTGCGAGCTCACCGTGCCTACCTGCACCGCAGGAGCAGAGGTAGCTACTGCGGTTACGGTTATTGCAGATGATCCTGTCCCGGACTTCCTGGCCCGAAAATAATTAATGCCGGCAACCGGAACGGCCCATATCCCGGTATTGGATCCGGTCTTAGTCGCTACAGAACCGTCCCCCACGTTTATCCCCACCAGGGGCACCCAGCTTTTACCGTCAATATTGCCCTCAAAGTTTATATCAGAACTGGTCATTGTGCCAGTTACTTGCAGGACTACAGAAGCATATTTCCCTTCCAGCTTTAAGGTTTTGCCATCTGCTGTTGTGGCCGTTTCCGCGTTATGTAATATTTCCTGCACCGGCTCGTACCAGAGTATAGCGTCGCTACCCATCGTTACTCACCCCCATATTTTAAGGGAATAGGCCCGGAAGACCGGGCCATGACTTTATGCAGTAATCACTTTGCTGTAGAACGGGAACAGTAACACTTTCCCAGCCGATGAGCTCTTTGCTGTAACTACCCCTACATACTGAATGCTTTGACCGTCAGTTGACGGGGCAGTATTGGTCCAACCGCCAGCCGTGGTAGACAAGTATACCGCAGTGCCTACATCAAAGTTGGAGTTTTGACCGGTAAGCTCATACATGCCCTTAACTGTTCCCTTTTCGTTCTGCGAAATATCTTCCGCTGCCACAAAATGAGCGCATTTGCCAGCGGCGGAAGTGGCGTCCGCCTTAGCTTTCTTTACTTTAAACATCTTGTTATCGGCATCCCAGCCAGAAATATAAACCAGGTGGCCCGCCGAAAGAGCCTCATCTGCAACAACGATAAGGCTTGGATTAACTTCGCCTGCAGTAAGGCCGCCGATAGCCTCTGTTACCAGGTTCCCATCGGAGTTAATAACCTGCACTTCTTCGCCTTCTGCTCCTACGGCAAAGCCGTTTTCTATCGCAGAATATCCCTTAGAATGCGAATATTTTTTGCTCACCTGACTTCACCTTCCTTCCAAATATAAGAGAGGGCCAAAATTGAAGGCCCTCTCCTTTATTGTTCAATTAACTGGGCTGGATACACCCATACACGAATGTTGGGTCGTCCCAGCCGTAAGAGAACCTATTGACGACTTTGTATTTGCCCACTTCCGAATCGAAGTTCTCCTTGTCCTGCTCCAGTTTAGCAACCCTGCGGTCAAACCAGTTAAGGAAGTCTTTCATCCTCTCCCGGTCAACCATAAACCAGGTATTGGAATTGGTCAGGAAAGGCCACTCGATTACGTCTAATGAACCATGCCAGATATTGACATTGTTGTCGCTGGTATCAGGTTCTTTATCGGTATCAGCAATAACCATAGCGGGCTTCCTTAGCAGCGGAGGGACTAATAGGGTATCAGGATTAATGGCCAGCAGATTCCCTTTGTCGTCTTTCCACTCCATCATCGCATTGCGAACCCTTTCCACGTTGTCGGCATTCAACTTCAAGCTGGTGTTGCAGTTGCTATAAGTAGTAGAGTTCGTGGGGCTTAACGGGTGATCGGTAGCACAAAGCGGCTTCCCGTCCGGACCAGTGATGTTGTCATTGAAAGCATTGTTAAAAGGAAAGGCGGCATGGAATTGGCGAGTATAGTAAACAGAACGTAGAAGCATCCTGACCCGTTTCTTTATTTCATTGTAAACCTCGTCCTCAACCAGTTCCCTCTCAATTTTAAGCCCTAAAGACCGCTTCTTATGCTTGTATGTTGCTATGAAACCTCTAGAAAAATCTTCATAGTAAACCTGACGGCCCGTATCGTCCCAGTCTTTCATCAGACCAAGGGACCCAATCCCCATATGTTGCTCAAACTGCCTCTTGGATGTTTGGACGTTATAGACCACCGGTACAAAATCTTTGAGTTTCTTCTTGTGCTTATCAAAAATGCGCCTTAATACAGGCAGCATAAGCTCTGCCCAGTTATCAGAAAGCATCATCTTACTTCACCTCGCTCATTATTAATAAAAAAGCCGTACCTTTTACGAAAAGGCATGGCAGCTTCTACGGATCATCACGTCCATAGTCAGCGCTTCAGGATCCAACCCTACGCATACCAGCGGACCAACCGGATTTCCGCTGCTAATAGTGCTTGCGTCACCGTCAACAGTTAAATGGTCCTTTAACACAATGCCCTTTTGCCCGACGTTGATCACATCATCCGCCGCAGCACCGCCGCCAAAAACAATAAATTTTGTAGTGGTGTCACATGCCTTTGCAAAGGGACAAGTAACCGTCCATGTCCCAACATTGGCAGCGTTGGCGTACGCGGAAACAGTCCTGATCGCACCTTTGTTTGTGCCTTCGTAGACATACAACAGAGCGCCGCGGAAACTATTGGCAGTAGTTATAGAACTTTCTGACGCTGTTACCGTCGTGCCATTGGAGGCCCCACCTGTAGCGGTATAGTCGCGGTTTTCCATATCCTTAATGCTCACCGTGTAAACCATGTCGGGGTTGTCGTAAACCAGTCCTTTAGTTATTTTATCGGAAGGGTTATCCGCCTGCTCGATGTCTTCGGCCATTACGCCCAATATCCCGGTAACAGAAGCAGCCGCTGCCAGCGCCACCTTGTTATTGGTCAGCACAACCATAGACCCTTTCGGAAAAGCAGTATTGGGTGTCAGTTCGTAAGGTACAGGGTTAGGAGAAAAGCCTATCTTATGATAAGCCGGCTCGAAACCCTCTGTAATTCTTTTGGGAGTAAACATCTATCTTCACCTCACACATTGAAAAATTTAAAACCCCTTGTTTCAGAGGTTTTATCTGCGCCCGCCTCTTCTTTCACGGGCAATTCTTGCTTGTTCTGCTTTTATTTCTTTGGCACTTAGCCCGAATCTGGCCGCCATGCTTTTAGTAAACGGGTCAAGCCCTTCCTCGGCGGCAGACCTACCACTGTAAGAACCCTGCTCAACCTTGACCTTGTTCTGCTTTTCCAGGTTGGCAAGCGTTCTGTTTACCGCTCCGTTCTTGATGGCGTCTATCAGTTCCCCGCTTCTTACCTTCTTGCCCAAGACGTAATTTACAGCGGTCTCAAAAGTGCAATCTCTCCCATATTGAGAGAAAGCATCTATCTCCGCCTCATACTTTCTGATTAGCGGATCATTAGCAAATTTCGCCTTGTCTTGAATGTAGTTAAACTGGCCCTGCATCACCTGTAATTGCTGCTCGCTTATTCTGGTCCTTTGTGATAGCTCCCTGTTCTGCCTGTTGGCCTGGACATGCCTTTTTGCGTCTTCCTCGTCCCAGCCTTTTTCCTCTACCAGATTGGAGACCTCTTCTTCTTCCTGCTTTTGCCGGATATATTCTGCTATCTGCGGCAACGTCATGCCAGTTATTTCTTCAAGCTGTTTGGCGGCTACGCGGCTAGGGTCGCGAAGAAAACGCTCCTGAATGATCCGCTCTACGTCCGTTTTGGTAAAATACTTTTCGTCTTTTGGCTCAGACCCTTCATTTCTTTCATCTTCATCTTTTTTCCCAACTGTTTCTTTGATTTCTTCACCCTCTTCTTGGACTTCGATTTCTTCACCATCTTCTTGGACTTCCTCTTCGTCCTCTTCTTCCAGGTCAAACTCTTCTTCGAATTCTTCCTCGGTCAGATCGTCATCTTCTGCCGGGTCTTCGGCAAAAAATTGGAGATCAAGATAACGCTCATCAAACATGATTAACTCCTCCATTCCCGCGTCTTTCCGCGTTGTCATTTATTCCGCGTCTTTCCGCGTTGTCAGGCATTTGCCAGTTTCCGTGTCTTTCCACGTCGCCAGCCCTTTATAGAGGGCAATAAAAAACCCGCTGAATGCGGGTAGTAAAGCCTATTTTTTCTTTTTCTTCTTTTTTTTAGCAGTGGGGCTACCCCTGCCGGCATGTTCATAGGCAATCTTTGCGGCTATTTTTTTGGCATGTGCCAGATTTCGTGGTTTCGTATTGCCTATCTTGCCATTTTTTTTATAGCTCCCGATTAATTCCGCTATATTTTCGCTGATTGTTTTTTGAGAACTCCCCGGCTTCAAAGGCATCAATAACCGCCTCCCGTAAGCATCCTTTCAACTACTTTCTCCTGTTGCTCCGGCGGTAAAGACAGGAAGGCCTGAGCGAGATCCGGCCTCTCTGACATAACTTTTTGTGCCATCTCTACCAAATCAGGCTGCCCGGCAATTCCTGGGGGGGCATTCCCTGTCGGCATTCCCTGTGGCGCTGCTCCTGCCAGTAAACCTTCTATTGCCTTTAACCCTTGCGGCATACCACCTCCTTGCATAGCCTGTTGCCCTGCCATCTGCTGTTGCATTCTTTCCTCAATTTCTTTAACAGGGGGAAACTTGCCTTTGTCGATTACATACCAGAAGATGGTTTCATCAATAAGTCTTGCCATATACAGTTCTTTTGCCATCTCCATATAGAATAGGCGGTCCGTCGGCATACTCGTTGAAACTTTGCATTTCGTATCAAATTCCGGAGAGTAGACTTCATAGTTCTGACCTTCGACGAGGCCTCCCGGCTCAAATCCCCTGTATGAAAGAACTTCATTAGTGTCAAAAATATAAACTTTGAGTATATCTTCAACTTCAAACATACCGTAAAGCGTATCGCTTACGCCTTCCTCGCCCAATATACGGTATGCTCGGCGGTACGTATAAAACTTAGTTATGAGGTTGTTCGTATAGTTACCTAAATCCTCATAAGCCGAAACGATTGACCTTTCTTTCGATCTCAGCCTCACCTGCGCCCTGGACGCCAGCAGGTCTAAAGCCCTGAAAGCCGTAACAGATCCTGGCGTTCTTCCCTGGCTTATGTCAAATCGGCCTACCAGGGTTTCCATGACGTTCTGCAACCGGCTCATTTCTCCGGGCAAGGTCTGGGCAACACCCGCTCCCGGCGTCTCCCTTCTGATCCCGTTTAAGTCTTTAACGGGGAACCACATGCCGGGCAGCGTTCCTCTTTCCATAATCATCTTTTGTTGTTTGGGACTTAAAGCCTGCTCCTGATACAATGTCTGCCCCATTGCATGGTGCATGTGTGATTCGATGATGATTTCCCCGGTTTTGTTTCTGATAATCTGCGGAGACTTCAAGCAGTGAGCTTCGCCGAATCCCCATATTGAATTTTCCCTGGGATAGCATTGCCTGAAAATAAACGGAAAACGTGCTTCTTCGCCAGGATCGTAATATACGTAGTTGGCATGTTTTAAATAAACGTTGTTTCCTTCGCCTGCCCACCAGATAACATGAAGCCCCGGCCCCAAGTCGTCCTCGTCTTCATCAAGAATCATCGGGTGTCCTTTGTACCATGTTTCGATAACTAATGCCTGCTCCTCGCCTTCTTCCATTGTGGGGACAGCATATTCGTCCCCAATAAGCATGTCGTAATTTACGGAATCCGGCATTACTTCCATGCCGCTTTCTCCGAACTCTTCACGTATATATTCCAGTGTCCGCCAGATTGCCTTGTGTACCCTGCGTCCGTCTTCTATACTGTCCCTGCATCTGGCGTCAGGATAGACTAACTGGGGATGCAGCGCCCGCCATCTTACCTCGCCCTGCCACCTATTAGGACCCTTGCCGCCTTTCCAGGTCGGATCCCAATAGGGGTGCCAGATTCCAGTCCCGTAAAGGAAATACCATCTTAAATATTTCTCGCGCTCTATTTCTATCCGGTTTTTATAGGCAATAAATTTCTTGAGGTCGGTCATTACTCTGGCCGCTTCTTCGTCGCCTTTTTCTACCGGGTAATCTATAATGTCCAGGTCTTGTGAAAACTCAGAGACAAAACCTTCTATTAGCGCGAATGTGATATTTTCTACCGCATTGGGCCTGGCTCGTTTTTGCGAAGGAGTTCTCAGTATTCTGCCGTCAGCACCTTTAAGGTCCCAGTGGTCCCCCTTGTAGAGCTTGTAAAGTTCTTCCATTTCTTCCATGTAAAACTCTTTTGCGGCCCGATCAGCCTCAAACCAGTCCATACACTTTCTTATAGCTTCCTGGATCATTTCTTCTTTTCGTGATAATAAATTTTCTCCGGGATCATGTAGGAAGGCTATCTCTTCAGTTGTGGCTGATTCTTCTATATAAACCGGCAATAATATCACCACCCTTCATAGACAATAAAAAAAGGGGAGACGGAGAACTAAAAGCAAGTGCTTGTCTTGCCTTTAGCTCTCTATCTCCCCTGTTCTCAGGTTAATGAGATTGAAATATTAAGTTGTTTATGTTTGTTTAATCAATATCAAGCATTTTCCTGCCACACTTGGGGCAAATTCTTTCCGGATTTTCTCGGTTTTATTGTTGGATAAACTTAACCGCTTCTGCCTCCCCAGTAAACACTGCCCATGCCTCTTTAATCCTTTGCGTGATAGAACGGTATTTATAGTTTATGGGACGCGCTATTACCCATTTGCCAGGAGAAACCTCTACCCGATTGCACAAAAGATCGTCAATAATATGCAACATCAAACCCTCCCTAATCTAGTTTTATGTCCCTCGTTGCCAACTTAACGAATACCGGTTCGCCTTTCTTGACAATGATTTTTTCAATCTCCCCGTAG